ACCGGAGAATAAGTGACGATAAACAGCGCGTCGCCGAAGGTTTCCAGCTTGGGGCGGCTGTGTTTTTCCAGGGCGTCTTCGATGGCCAGTTCATGCAGGTTGAACTGGCGTTGCAGGTTGGCCAGCTCGCGGGCGTCGGGCTCTTCCAGGCCGATCCAGACAAAATGCCCGGGTTTGGCGGCCCAGGCCGCGCCTTCGTCGAGGGTGATATCGGTAACTTTCTTTCCGGCACTGTAAACAGCGGCCGCAACAACTCTACCCATGGTGCCGATCACTTCTTATCAGGGGAACAGATGTTGGGCAGCTTAGCTGGAAGCGAGTTCTATTGTTATGGCACTTTGCAGTTCGTGGTCCATCGCCTTGATGCATTCATCCATCTGCGCGTAGCAGGCTTGCATCAACGCCGGGATGTCATCCGCCGTCAGTCCGGTGGTAGGAATCGGCGGCAGCGAGCGTATGCGTACATCGCCACTGTTCCAGCGATTGAGTTGCATATGGGTGACGTAATTGCTCACGCACACCTGCACGATGGGCACGCCAGCGGCAATCGCCATGTGGAACGCGCCTTTCTTGAACGGCAGCAGGCCCTTGCCCAGGTTGCGCGTGCCTTCCGGGAAGACCCAGATCGACGTGTCCTTATGCTGCAACGTCCGGGTGGTGGTGAGCATCGCACGGCGTGCCTTGTACGCATTGCCGCGGTCGATCAGCACGTTGCCCGCCAGCCAGAACAGCTGGCCGAACAACGGCACCCATTTCAGGCTTTTCTTGGCGATACACACGGTGCGGTGCGGCACCACGGTGCCCAGCACAAACAGGTCATAGTTGGACTGGTGGTTGGCGATGATCAGACAACTGCCGGGCTTGTTGCGCAGCGAATCGACATCGGCCTTGACGCGCAGCCCCAGTATTCGCATCGCCGGCAGCGCATACAGGCGCGCGCACAGACGGCTGTTGTCCGGGTTGAACGGCCGACAGATCCCCAGCAACACGCCTAAGCCGCCGGCGAGGATAAAGTGCAGGCCCATCAACGACATACGCAACAGAAACAGCATCGACACGGCACCATCGAGACAAAAGGTGGCGCAGTGTACGGATGTACACTGTATTCGGCAATTGCCCCGATAGAGGTAGGAGATAGGCGATGTTTAAGTACATGTTTCAATAAGTGCCAGCAGGGGCAGACTAGAGCGGCCAAGGATTAGTCGGTTGTTTTTGTAAGAAAAAGCCCGACTCAAGGTCGGGCTTTGATACGGCACATGCAGGCGGCTTAGCTCAAAATATGGCCCTGGTCCTGGATGATTGCTTCATCCAAGGCTTCGAGCAGAGCTTTGCGCACTTTCAATTTGGTCTGCTTGTGGGCGTTCATATTGAGCTTCTTCAACTGCCGCGCCGCTTCCAGTGCCGCGGTGTGCAACGCTTCTGGCGCCACCACCTTGTCGAGGAAACCGGCTTGCAATGCGCCTTGCGGGTCGAACATCTCGGCGTTGATCACCGAACGCTGAAACGCCGACTTGCGCAGACGATCGCGCGCCAATTCGATCCCCGCATGGTGCATGGTCATGCCGATCGCCACTTCATTCAGGCCAATGCTGAACGGGCCCTCGACCCCGATCCGATAATCCGCCGACAACAGCAGGAACGCGCCCTTGGCCACCGCATGCCCAGGGCACGCGACGATCACCGGGAACGGATGCGCCAACAGGCGCCGCGCCAGCGTCGAGCCCGACGTCACCAGGCCGATCGCCTCTTTAGGACCGGCGGTCATCACTTTCAAATCATAGCCACCCGACAGAATCCCCGGCGTTCCGGTGATGATCACCACCGCCCGATCCTTCTCGGCCTGATCCAGCGCTTCATTAAATGCACTGACCACCGCCGGAGAAATGGCATTCACCTTGCCGTTGCTCAAGGTCAGGGTCGCGATACCGTCTTCCAGGTGGTAGGAGATCAACTCACTCATGACGTGGTTCCTTGTAGGACTTGTTATAGAGGTGCATGCGCAGACGTTACTCACCACGCCCGGCCTGGTAAAGCGCTGTGACTGACTGGCCAGTCAGGCTTTCCCTCTATACCCGGCGATAAACCGCCTGGGGCAGGGCGCAGCAACCGTCCCAGACGCGTGCCGTCGATGCCTGAGAATGGCAGAATCATCGCCCTCGCCTGGCCCGTCACGGAATACCGGTCTAACCGCATGAAAATTCTGAAAAAAACCTTTGCCATCAGCAAGTCTTTCGACTACATTAGCGCGCCTCGACAGACTGAACTGGTTTGACGAGATACGGTGAAGTGTCCGAGTGGCTTAAGGAGCACGCCTGGAAAGTGTGTATACAAGAAATTGTATCGAGAGTTCGAATCTCTCCTTCACCGCCAAATTTGAAACGACTAAACCCCTGAAAACGTTAAAGTTTTCAGGGGTTTTGTGTTTTCAGAGGGTCAAAAAACGCCGATATGGGAACATCCATGGGAACACGGGATGCTCACTGATTGATCAATGGCTGGCACGAAGGGCAACATTTGGATGGTGAAAGGACGATCTGGGAACATGGGTAGGGCGGACTGGATCTAATCGAAGGCAAAGGGGAATTCCCAGGCGCAACCGTCTTTCAAACGATCAAACAGCCCTTGCTGGTCGTCCAACGAGCTATGGTCCGCCAAGTCCAGGTAGTAATTCAGCCCGTCATGCACGTAGTAAACGAGCCATTCCCCCGTTAACGCCCCCCTCTTTTTTCTCTCCTCAATTGCTCCGTAGACAAAAGAATGTGAAATTCGATTGGCAACAGCCTCTCGATAGTTATCCATATCTGTATCGTCTTCTCCCATTAGAATTTCTCGGAACATGGCTTGCAGTAACCCTTGCTTCTTTGCAAACCCTCCAAACCATCTGTTGTTTATGTTTTCGGGCAAGTGATATGCGTCAAAGTAATGCTTGTGCCAGAAACGCCCCAGAATAGGCCCTCTGAATTTCTCAGCGGCTTTTGTGCCTGTAGGTCGGCTGGTGGGCGTTTTCTCGAGAAAAGCAATCTCGTCCAATACCGAAAATTTATTGATCCGCCGGAGTAACGATCCGTTGTGTAGCCGCATAGCCAGGCACTGGCTGACACGATTCCAGTAGGGTTGAGCTAGGGTTACGTTTTTTTTAAGCAGCAGCGATTCGTATCTATGCAGTAAGGGCATAAGCTCATCTCAATGACGCTGACAGACATCTATAAACCAAGTGCGTGTTGAAGCAAACCAACGATGTCCGGGCCGTCCTCATTGATCCATGTTCCATAGTGCTGTCGGATCATGTTCGCACTGGTGTGGCCCATCTGCTCTGCAATCCAGTCAACCGAGGCGACGCCCGTGGTAAGCAGTTGGCTGGCATAGGTGTGCCGGCACTGGCCAGGTCCGCGATAACGAACGCCGGCCGCTTTCAGGTGCGCTTTGAAGAACCTGTCCCTCACGACAAAGTCGCTGACGTGTGGCAGGCCGCTCTTGGTGTTCAGGAATACAAAGTGCAGCTTGTGCTTGCGGACGGTCTTGTTGTCCCGCTCGACGACGTCAACCGTGTCCACAGTCTTGAGTTGGTTGATGGCGTCCAGTTTCCGCAGGGCATCCCACGCGGGCTCCAGCAGGCGTACCTTACGCGTCGAGCGCCGGGTTTTGGTCACGCGGTAGGCCCCGCGCACCTTGGATCGGCGAAAAGTCACTGTCCCCTGCTTCAGATCGACGTCCTCCCAGGCCAGCGCGATGGTCTCCGACACCCGTGGCCCCGCCCAAATCATGAACTGCACCATCAGCAGCTCCTGGGTGCGGCTGGTGTGTGTGTCGAGGATCTGCTTGATTTCCGCCCTGGTGAACGGGTCCGGTGCCTCCGGATCGGGTAGGCGCACGAATAACCCCTCGGTTGGGTCGTGCGCGACCTTCTTCCGGGTGCGGTAAAGCCGGAACACCTGGCGCACATTGCTAATGATGTCGCGAATGGTCTTGTTCTTCAGCCGCTTCGAAAGCGGCCCCTGAATCCACTCTTGCAGGTCCAGATGGTCGATCTGATCGATCTGAACGTCACCCCAGCGCGGCCGCACATGGACCTCAGCCTTGTTTTTGTACCCTCGGAAAGACGTCGCAGCCACGCTGTTGCTTTTGATGGTCAGCCAAAGGTCCAGGTAATGGCCGAAGCTGTTCTCTACCAGTTTGGTCGACTCGGGAAAATGCCGGCGGTAATCGAAGGTGCCGGCCTGTATCTCGTATTCGATCACCGTCACCAGGCGCTTGGCATGCTCCCGGTTGGCCGGTGTGTTGCCGCCGGGCACCAGCTCCCGGCACAGCTCGCCATTGAAACGAAAATAGACCCGTACCGAATTGCCACGGGCCTCTACGCCATCTGCCATATGCGTCCCCACGCGATGTATCGAAAGACTCTTCCAACAGGAAGAAAAAAGGCCCGTCGCCGGGCCTGATGTATTGCGGTTTTAGTGTTGCCGATCACTGCTGGCGAAGTAACCAGAACAGGCCGGCACTTTTTCTAGGTGCCGGTGTGGCCCCGGCTTGGGCTTCCTCGGCCCGACGCTTGGCGTTGAGGGCCTGACGCGCTTTGCTGCACTTCTGATGGTTGCCGTGGGCACGGGATTTGTCGCATTGGTCGCAGACGCCGGTTATGTCGAGGTTCCAGGGGAAGGATTTACCGTTGTTCATGGTTACACCCCCGGACGGTTTTTGAAGGCAAGCCAAATGTAATGGCGCCCTTTGGCGGTCACCTTGATCTTGCTGGTTTGCTTGTTCCAGGTGATCAAGCGGAGTTCATCTAGGATGGTCGTCAGCGTGTGGCCCTGGTGCCAGCCTGCCAGAGCTTTGATGCAGCCCTGGGCAAGCAAGCCGCGATAGTCGGTGTGGCCGAAGTTGGTACCCAGGAACGAGCCCTGCATCTGCTCATCGCTCACAAGATCAGTGACGGCGCGCACCTCTGGATCGCGTCGGTAGCATTTCCATCGCATTACTTCGCTCATACAACCTCCCTCTACATCCGAAACGACTGATGAATGAACGCCGGCTGAGCCTTATGTTCTGCGGGTTTCGGCCCGTCGCCCTGAATCTCGCAAATGAACCGATGCCGCTTTCGGTTGGGCGCAGTCAGTGACTTGGTCAGACCTGGCACGACGTCGATGCATTGCTCGTAGGCGTAAGGACCACTCCAGCTATCAGCCTTCACCACTTGGCAATCCGTTCGGGTCGCATCCGCGCACAGGTAAAGCAGAAGGAAAACAGTCATACGCCAACCTCCTGTTGCGCCACGCTCAGCGCCACCGCCACGGGTTGAACCCAGATCGGCATGCTGTTGAGCATGAAGGTCTCGCCGGCTTGGGCCAGCAACAGGGTGGTACCCATCACATGGGCGATTGCTTCGGCGGCTGCCGGTGGAACGGCGTTGCCAATCCGCTCGCGCCAGGCTTGGTCGCTCAGGCCATCCAGCTCAAACAGTTCCTCGGGCTCGACAAGGCTTTGCAGCGCAGCCAACTCCAGCGTGGTAAACGGTCTGTGCCAGGTGCCGTCGAGGCTTTCGATAACGCAGGTCAGCCGCTCGTTGGCTTCTGGCATGCGGGGGTCAGCGACGGACCACCGCCCATTGTCCTGGCGGGCACTGGCTGAAACGGCACCGCATTGGTCGCTCCAACCCACAACGCCGTAATGGCCGCCGGTTAGGTAGGCGTCGCCCTTGGTTCGTTTCATGCCTGGGCGTGGGTCTTGAACAGCGAATGCGCCCTGGCCCGTTGTGCTGCCGGAAATTACCGTGCGCGATACGCCATCCCACTGGGCCACGTTGTACTTGGCGTGCCCAATACCTGGGTCGCGGGGATCAGCAACACTAAACGTCCCTTGCCCGGGCGACTTCACGCCGATCACCGCGCCGCTCGTTTCATCCCAGCGACGGACGCCGTACTGCTGGTATTGCAGGGCACCGGTCCTGGCCCGTGGATCGGCCACCGAGAACTTGCCATTGGTTGGGCCGCTGCGCGCGGCGACGGTACCGGCGGTTTCGCTCCAGTCGTGAACGCCGAGGAAGCCATCCCGGAACTGGGGAACAATAGCCAGGTCGCGCAGATAGCCGTCCTCGATCGCTAAATCATTCAGGCAGCGCCAATCCTTCCCGGCCTCGACCAGGGCCAGGCGGACCCATGTTTTCCATTGCAGCGCCGGAACCCGGTGCATCGGGCCGCCGGCTTCCACGTCGCCGGCCATGGGCATACGGCCCAGGATCGAACCGACGGACTTGAGGGTTTTCTTTTCCGGCTCGTAAAGGAAGGGCGGCACCTTCTCGATGTGCCTGGCAACCAGCAAGAAGCGCTTGCGGCTCTGGGCCAGGCCGCCGATCACGCCACAGTCGTGGGTGGTTTCTGCAACTGCATAACCGTAGTGGTTCAGCAGCTTATTGATCTGGTCCAGCAGGTGCCGGCCACGGGTGGCCAGGCGGGGCACGTTCTCGAAAACGATCAACGATACCGGGTCATCCTTCCAAGCCTCGCACATCAGCCACACGCAGCGCAGCGTCAGTTCGTTGAGCGCCTGGTACTTCGGTGTCAGGCTCATTGTTTCGGACAACAGCCCTGAGGCGCCTTTGCATGGGCTGCTGATGAATACGGCGTCCGGGCGTTCGTAGCCGGCGGCGCGGCGCACGTCGTCCGGGCCGGCCTCAATCCAACCAGCTGGTGGTGGCTTGCCGTGGAACGCGGTGTACATGTTGAGGGTGAACAGGTCCATCAGGGTGCCCGGTACGCCAGACAGGCGCTGGAAGTCGCGCAAACCTGCCGGGTCAACGTCGATGCCGCCGATGCACCGCCACTCGGCCTGAATGTTGCCCACTACGGGCTTGGCATTGTTGAACCCTTTCGCGCCGCCGCCGAGGCCACAGCAAAAATGGAAGTGGGTGAGGGTGCGCTTAAGCATTGGACACCTCGACTGCTTTCAACTTCGCTGCGCGTGCGGCCTGGAATTCGCTCGCCAGAATCTCAACCGCGCCATCGATCCAACCACTTGATGGCTGCCCTTCCGCGACATTGGAGTGGTGTTCAGCTTTATTGATCTGGAAGCCCAGGTGAAAGTAGGCGGTGCCGTCGAGTTCAAACTTGATTCCGCCGCACAACCACAGGCTGCCGCTATTTACGCCGAGTCGATCCCAGTACTCGGTGTTGCTCAAACGTTTTGGGCAATGCTCATTCCACATAGCGATAAGTCGTTCGTGCTCTGCCCGGATAGCAGCCCGTTTCTCCTTCGGGATGCCTTTTCCAGGCTTTGCAGCTGCGCGCAGTGTTCGGTAGCCGTGATCATCAGGACGGCACCAGTGCAAATCATGCTCGCGACCGCTGGTGAGTTTTACGCCGCCGGCGAAGTTGGAATCTACATCCCGCATTGGTGCAACCTTGCCGCCGAACATAGTGCCCAGCACTACCAACTGGTTTAGAAAAATTTCCTTTTGGGCATAAAACTCGCGAACAATGGCAACGATTGCTGGCTCGCTGGATTTGTAGAAAAAACCGGACATGGTCACTGTCCTCCTTTTTCATTTGCTTCTGTTGGAGCTGGCTCCCAGCCACGGGCGCATCGCAACTCCATGAGGTCTAGGGCCTTTTGCGCTCGCTCAGCAATGTCGCAGTCGCCCTCGGCCAGTTCTTTTACGAACTCCTCCAGAGCGTTAATGGCAGCCAGTTCATGGCCGCGACTCCAAGAAACTACTTCACCACCGTCCACTTCTCTCGGAACGGTATTTCCCTGTGCTCCACGGATAACGATGGTGTCGTATCGCGGTGTGGTAGCCTTTTGGCTGCTGCCTTTGGGTTGATTCACTTGCATGGTGCTTCTCCTTTTGGTGGTAGGTGTCGGGGAGTTGGCGCTCCTCGACACCATCTTTCAGGCCGGTTTGGCCTGGTCTCGCTCAATGATCGTTATGACTTCGTCCCGGTCTTTCGCATAAGCGAAGGGCAGTTCGCCGCCTGGCCGAGTTACGGGGTAGCGCGACTCTGGCAACCGGCACAGCGCGACGGTGTAGCCGCTGTCGGTAACCCAGCAGTTCTGCTGGACTTGCCCGTCCCTATTGCGCTTCGGCGCCCATTTCATGCCCATGCTCCGATCAGGTCTTCCCAGATGACATCGCCGTCGGGGAGGTACGTATGCACTTCTTGTTCAGGCGCGTAGTCCAGTTGCAGCACCGCCAGGCAATCGTCGAACAATGCGGTGTCGAGCCCGCGCAGGCTGGTCAGCACGAAGGGGTAGTCGTGGCCGTTGTAGAGCCCGAGCAGGAAGCGACCGATCACCGCGCTCTGGCCTGTATCGCGCTGGGCGACAGTGACCAGCCGGCCCAGGGCCTCGATACCAGCCTTGCGGATGGCAGGGCGCTTGGCTTCAAACTCTTGCAACTGCTCAAACCAGTTGGGCTGCGGTTTTTTGGCAGGCGTATTCATGCGGATTCTCCTTTCGAAGGCCGGATCAATAGGGGATCGTGTCGAGGAAGGCGATTTCGTGAACCAGCTTCCTGGTCTCAAGCTGAAGGTCCTGCGGGATCGCGAGAAGATTGCAAAGCAGATCGATCAAACAGATCAATTGTGCGCAGTTGAGTGCGGTACGCGCGTTTAGGCATGCCCCGTATTTACGAGTGAGCTGGCCTTTGTATGCGGGTAGAAAAGCCTGGAGGCTGCCGCAAATCCATTCTCCGGACTGAGCGACTTCGACACCGAATGCACTTGCCTCCGATGCGTTGAGGTTGCCGATGGCTTCCGGCCGGATTCTGGGTGTATGGGCGTCGGTAGCTGAAAGATCGAGCATAACCATTCTGCTGGTGACCGCATCACTGCAGTCCAGTGGCTGGTTTGCGGTTATCACCAGAGCACCGCGGAATGTCACTTCTTCACTCCGACCGTCCCCTGAGCGCAGGCTCACGCTGCCTGAGCTAAAAAGCGGCTTCAGTTCATCCCAATCAATGGACTGGCCTAACTCACCTTGTTCCTCGCAAATAACAATCCGCTGCCCTGCGCTGGCAAATGTGCGCGCTCGTCCGGCCGGAGTGGCATGGGCAAGTGCATGGGAGTAAGGCGTTTGCCCGTTCAGCTTTTGGAGGTAATCCAAAAGAAGAGTCTTGCCGCTGCCGGCGGTACCGACGATCTGCAGGAACGGGAAGCTGTTCTGGTCCTGACGAATTCGTGCGGCATGCACAGCCCCCATCCACCAGGCCATAGCCAGTACCCCCCGTGCGCCGAAGTACGCGGCAAAGTCGTTGAAGCGAATGGCCGATTTCAGTTCGTTTTGCATGGTGCTGCTCCTGTTGTTGCGGTGGTTACACGCCCTGGAATACCCAGCAGCGAATGGTTTTAGGTTTGTCGAAAGCGTCGACCTGGCGCGCCGAGTTGACGGGCTTGTTCGACTCCAGAAATTTGGGTGACTTGCTGGTCTTGAGTAGGCGTTTCAGGTCACTCAGCGGCGGCACCTGCTGCCGTTTGTTGGCCGCCATTTCCACAAACTCGTTGAGGTTCACGGCGATCAGTCCATCGCGACGCGCATGGTTCAGCGCGGCTTTCTCGTCCATGCCATTGAGGAATTCGTACAGGTCCCAAAACTCGCGCACGGTTGGGTGGTCGGCGTTGATTGCCTGCTGCCGCTCTAGGGCCATGCGGCTGATTTCGGCGTGCGCGAGGGCCTTGCGGTGTTCGCCGAGCGGCACGACTCCGGCCAGTGCATCCACCAGGCTGCGCAATTGGGCGTGGTTCTTGGCGATACGCACGGTGCGAACGCCTGGCTGGGCCAGCAGCTCCTGTTCGTAGCCGGAGGTGTTTTCCTCCATCAGGCGCATAGTTTCGGATTCGCGTTGCAGCGCCTTGACCAGGAAGCCGCTGATGCTGTCCATCGGCATGCGCTCCAACTGCTCGGCGTACTGCTTGGTCTCCGGCGTGTGGTGCTCGCGTGTCAGATGGACGTGACAGATACGCTGCAGGATCGGTTCCGAGGCGTTCACCGGGTTGTTTTGCGCGATCAGTAACGCGGCGCGGAACGGTGGTTCATGGGTGTCGTTGCCGTTGTTTTTCACCCCGGTGGAGCGAACGCTGCGGCCGTTGTAGGCGGTTTTAAGTTCATCCCAGTCGAAGTGTTTAACCGGCTGGCCTTCCTTTTGTTCACGCTCAGATTCGATCAGCACCACCGGCAAATTGCTGACCTGCGAGAAGTTTCGCGCACGGCTTGCAGCGGTCGCTTTCGACGGGTCGAAACCTTCGTAATCGGTACGTCCGACCGACTTCCACAGCAGCTCCACCAAGGTGGTCTTGCCCGAGCCGGCCTCACCCACCAGCTCCAGGAACATCAGTGACTTGTGGATCTGGCGGATTTGCTCTGCGTGCAACGCACCCAGCCACCAGGCCAACACCACCAGGCCCTGGACGCCAAAGCAGCGCCAGTAGATGTCGAACCAACCTTCGTTGTAGGCATTGAGGTCGGTGTTGATGTGCAGTACCGGCGACTGGCTCTGCGATTTGATGCTCAGCTTGCCGAGGTCAAAAAAGTCTTCCTTGTTGCGCACCTGGGCCGCGCCGCCGAAAAAGGCCAGGTCGTTGAAGACATAAGCCCCGTGATCGCGGCTGTAACCGATCCATTCGATGGTGTTGACGGCTTTCAGGCAGTCCAGCTGGGGCGCCAAGATCCGTTTCAGTTGCTGGGCGCTGCCCTCAAACATCGCGCCGTTGGAGACGTTGAGCAGGCGGTTAGCGAACTCAGGCGCCGACGTCAGCTGCTTGGCCGTGAACGTGCTTTTGATGGCAGGCCCCTGCGGGCGCTCGATCCGGAAGTAGTACCAGGCCTCGTCGGTCAGGTCGTTGCGCATGTAGTACAGCGCCTGGAAATTGCAGTTGGCGATGCAGGTCACTGAGCCGGCCTGGCGCAACGCTTTGTAACGACGCTCGTCGTCGTTAAGCAGTTGGTCATCGTGCCGTTTTGAGTTCTCCAGATCGCTCATGGCGCGGTCGTACTTATCAAGGTCCAGCCGAAACCAGTACAGGCGCTTGCGGAACGTGAAGTTGAATTCCTTGCGCTCGTCGCGCAGGTAGATGAGGAACCCCTTTTCTTCAGCCGAATCAGCCAGCAGCAAGTCGCCGTGATGGCGGGCTTCGTCGAGGTCCTGCTCGATGCGCTCGGCGCGTTTGTCGTCACCCTCGATCGGTTTCCAGCGCAGGTGCAGGTCGTTCCAATCAACCTTTTTGCCGTTGGGCTGCGGGATCACCGCCGCCTTGCAGGTGAAGCCCAGGTCGTGGGCCTCCTTCGCCCAGCGGCGCATGTTGGCCTTGGCAACGGGCTCGTTATCCAGTGCCCAGACCAGCAGCGGCAAGCGCTTGTCGGCGTCGTGGCGCAGTTTGGCCAGGGCCTTGAGTGAGTCGATCGGGCAGGGGGCGCTGGACATCATCGACACGGCCGACACGTCGTTATGTAGCAGTGCGATGGCGTCGAAGATGCCCTCTGTTATCCAGAGTTCGTCGACTTCCAGCAGGTCCACGCTCGGCGGGCACCACCAGACGCCCTTGTAACCGGTCAACCCTTCGCCGGTAGGGCGGAAGCGGGCTTTCATCTTGCCGAAGCGTTCTGGCCGATCGATCAGGCGTTCCCAGTACCCACCTTTATCCAGGGCAAAACGCACCGTGGCACTGCCGATGTTCTGCCGGCCATCCCAGTAGTTGTCCTGGGTGAACCAACCGGCGATCAGCTCAAATTTGAAGCCCCGCGAAAACTCAAGGTAGGCGCGGGCCGTGGCGAGGGGATTGTCCGGTGTCGACGGGGCGGTCTTGCTCCAGTCGTTGAACAGGTCGTCGTAAACGTCCTTAACGTGGACGCGGTGGTCGCACTTTTCCGGCCGTCCGCAGATCAACGTCCAGGGCGAGTTGTAGAAGGTGTAGAGGGTCTTCTGGCCGCAGGCAGGGCAAACACCCTTACGCATATAGTCGGTGCCGCGCATGTGCTTGAGCTGGTAATCCCGCTCAATGCGTTGAATGACGTCGGCGCGCAGCCTTTCTTTCATTTCCATCGTGGCTTACTTCGCTTCGTCGAGACTGTGTTTAAGGGCGCCAATCAGGCTTTTTCGCGCGGCCAATGCGGGGAAGGCCACCAACAATGAGCCGTGCCGCAAACCCTCGGGGATCATGCGAAAACGGTCGTCATACCAATGCTCGTTGAACAGCAACGCGTACTGCGCGCGCAGGTCCTGGAGCAGTGCCTCGGCCTGGTCGCGGGGCAGTTTTGCGGTGATGGCGATGTCGATTTCCATGGTCCACCTCGGATTGCGGGCAAAGCTCACCCAAACCCATTGGGGATGGGGCAGGGCGGGGTTTAAAAGGGAGCGTTACTGAGGGTGTGGCTTGTGAACGGTGCTGCGCTGGTCGAGCAGTTTCTGTGGCAGAAAGCGAGCTGAAACCGGGAAGCGTTGATCCGCAAGAACGTCCACCAGGTGGACACGGGTGCTGTCAGCCCCACTGGCCCAGTCGATGCCTATCCAACGGCGCTTCTTGATCACCTGCAATTCAGTCCAGGCGTTGTGGACAAGTTTTGGTGCCATGAATACGGGCACTTCCAGCGCGAGGGTCAGGTGGCGAATGCAGCGATCGAATAACAGATCGGAATCCACAAGGTGTTCTGCATCATGGCGTTGCAGGTAGGCGAAAGCAGCTTGCTGCATGCTGCTGCGGTAGTCATGAGTCTGTTGATCAAGGTTCATCACGCACGCTCCATTTCCAACTGGTCCAACAGATCTGGCTGATCGTTGGCTGTTTTCATTGCTTGGCGACGAATGACCACGTCCGCAATCGGCAGCTTTACAGCTGGGTTGGGCATGCCGCTGGGGCTGAGTTCGTGGGTCATTTGAAATTCAGAACGCACCGACCAGCCGCATGCTTCGTTGGTGCATTGCATGTAGGCGATGCGCAAAAAAATGTGCTGGCCTTCGCTGGTACGGATACGCATGCGGCCGTGGCAATGGGGGCAGACAAGTTTGTAGGTGCTCACTGTATGGTCCCCTTGCTGTGCAACTGGATCGTTGCAAGCACTTCTGAGTGGCGGGCTGACATATAGCGGTTATGCGCCGCGATGATTGCCTCGGCTTCATCTGGCTCAATCACTCCATCGTCCAGGGCCTTGGCGATGATCTGGTCGACGACGCCACGTTTGGCAGCAGCATTGACGGAGCGGCTGTAGAGGTCGACGTTGTCCAGCTTCTCTGGCTTAGCCAGGGGAACGAACATGCCGCCATACAGCGCCGCGATGTACTCCGGTAGGTGCGTAGTTCCCGCATCCTGTTCCAGGCAGTGAATTTGCTCGTCCGTTAGAGGCCGGCTACCGGCGTTTTCGTAGATGTGGTTATCGAACTTCTTGAGTTCGTAACCGAGGCGAGCTGCTGCGCATTCGCGACCACCTTTGTAGTCGTTGATCACTGCGCTCATGACTTGCCGCTTGGTCGCTAGAACTGGGCGTTTCATCTTCTGGTTTCCCCTTGGAGCCAGAGGCCCTAGTTTGTGATCACGCCGTCTTTAATTCCGAGCAGCACGGCCGCCCGGTGAGCTTCACCGCGCAGACACTTTTTCTGTCCGTTCAAAACCGCGTAGACCGTCGATGGGTTGAATTCATTTTTTTGGGCCCAGTCTTTGGCCGTGATCCCGAGACGTGCGAGACGATCACGGGCCTCTTGGCATGCTTGCTCGATGGGGGATGCGTTCGGCATAGTCTCGTTTCGTGTGGTTTCGTGTGATGACAGGGGAAGAATATTCAACGATTGTTGAATAGTCAACTCAATAAGGGGTCGTTTTGTTGAATATTGGTGAAAGGCTGAGGGAAGAGCGTGTCCGCTTAGGTTTCAATCAATCGGATTTCGCCGCGATCGCGGGCGTAGCAAAGACCTCTCAGTTCAACTACGAAAAAGGCGATCGAAGCCCAGATGCGGCCTACCTCGCCGCTGTGGCGGCCGAAGGTGTGGACATCCTTTACGTGGTTATTGGTCAGCGAATGCCAGTTGCAGAACCTACCCTGTCTGCTGATGAAGTCGAGATGGTCGAACATGTGCGGTCGCTCGACGACGAAGACAAAGGCGCAGTGAAACGACTGCTGCGAGCTTTCAATCAAAAAAAATAAGGAATTGAGAGTGAACCAGGGAATCCAGGTTTTGGCGTTGATGGCTGCGTTTACTGTTTCTGCGAGTGCAATTGCGGGGACGAAGGTGCATGCGGTCTCAAGCGAGGATTTCGGCGACGCCTGGCCGTTCACGGTCGACAGCGTCGACCTTTTATGCGACGGCCCATCACCCAAGGCTTTGGCAAGAACCGCTGACGGAACCGTCTATGCGTTAAACGGGAATGCGCGAAGGATCGCGAAAATCCGAGGATGGGCAGACGGGCAGGACATTACAAAGCCGAGCCCAACAATGCCGGCTGTAAAGATGGACTACAGCAACATTGTCGTACTCGCGCAGGACTTATGCCCGAAGCCTTGATCCATTTTCTGGAAGTTATTACGTAGGCTGGTGGCATACCTTCATACACTGACAATCCCTCGCTCCTCCGGGTGCTTTGGGTGGCACCTAGGTTGGTGCCGAGCACCCGGATGTGTTGAAGGGAGTGACACATGTCGACGTATAACGATGTGCAGGTCAAGCAGTCCGAAAACGTAGTTGTCGAGGAGATGAATCAACGTGAGAGGTTGGTCTTGCAAATGTTCAGACAGTTAGATCAACAGCAACAAAAAGATATTTTGCGCTTTATCGAAGTTTTAACGGCTGCAAAATGAAGTGAGAACCCGGCATTGCCGGGTTTTTAGTTTGTTATTTTTTTTGCAACATTGCTTCTATCAGTCTTATGTATTCTGGTGATGTTGAGTCATCTGTAAGGTTGTTGTTTGTTGGCTTGAATAAGGTTGAATAAAAAAGCATCCTGACATCATCAGATTTTTCTACTTTTGTTTTTTCCATGGCGATGAATGTTCTGATCATAGTAGAACGTTCCAGTGCTTCAATTTCAAGCGCTAGATTGGTCATCATGAGTTTGACTAGAACTCGAATGAACCATATGGCTGAGGTGGTGGTTAAGATTAGAAGTGCAATTCCATATTTGTCAGTAGGTATGGGTATTTGAACTCCAGCAATTTCATGGAGTTCACTTTTGCTATATACCGTAAACACAAGCGATATTATAGTTAATATAAAGAGTATGGCCGCTCCGATTATAATTTTCAAATATGTTTTCGCTTTTTTGTTGTGATTGAGTTCCCTTTCTTTCCAGTATTTTACCGGTTCTTCAGCTAGGATTTCGCTTGATGTCCCCTTTGTAATAGCAATTATTTCTTCTACTGATTCTTTGCACTTTTCTTCTAGTTGGTTTTTTGTGTTTTCAACAAATTCTTTGATTTTTTCGTCAGAACTTGCTGATATTTCGTTGAAGTTGTTAGTGAAAGAGTTTTCTGTGTTAGTTAGATGGTTCTTGAAGCTATCTTCAATCAACTTCAAGTCGGCGGTATACGATTTTATGTAAGTTGTGTATTGATTTTGGAGTGTTGTTTCAAATATGTAGAGCACTATGCTGAGTTGGCCATTTTTTGCGAACTCAATTATTCTTTTTGGGTTGAAGTTTGATTCGTCATGGAAAGGGAGCGGTGTATTGCTTTGTATTAATATTATATTTCGAGTGTCGGTTAACCCCTGTAGAGCAACGTCTATAGCCTTTAGGTATTGGGAGACTAAGCCTATATTCTCGTCAGGGAATTCATCATTGTTGAGGCTTTTTTTCAAAGTGAAGTGAATTTTTGACCAAAACTCTTGCTCTTTCGTCAACCAGGGAAGCAGCTCGGTTTTATGCATCGTCTTGAAACGATCGATTCGTTCAACGTGATTCAAAGGAATATCTGCAGTCTGCATGTCCGTTATGCTCAACTCTGTAGGTGTGATTCTGAAATGCTATCAAACCGTTGAGCTGAGCGGTTATGAATATTTACGGGCCTAGCTGTTTAATCGAGCTAATTCTCGGGTAACTGCAGCTTTTGCATTTTTTTGGCTGGCATACAGCCAGCGTAAGCGCTTAGGTTTCGTTTGATCTCCAGCCGTGACTATCTTCTCTTTGCCAGTTTTTTCGTCACGATAAAACGCGATAATCCCGGTGTGGTCCTCCTTATTCTCTTCCGCCAAGTCTTCAACATTGTCCTCCGGCAGCTTGCTTTCAAGTTCCAGACTCACCATGTAACCGCCGTCGGCGGTGAGACTGTGCTGCACGTTGCCGCCATACCAGATGATCTCGTCGATTTCCTCCTTCACGCCCTGGAGCGTGTACGTCAACTCGGGGATCAGATCTGGCCGGCCCATTGCCAAGTTGTAGCTGAGCGTGGCGCTCCCACGTTGCAGTCGCCGGAACTCCGCCCGGGCTGCGCGCAGGGCCGACTGCTGGTCGCTGTAGGTGTGGCGCAGGTCCTTGAGGTTATCGCCGCTGCCGGCAATAGCCTCCTGTTTCTTGGCGCTATTGACGTCGTAGTAATAGGCGCGCACGCCGTCGTAGCTGTCGCGGTCCGCTTGCAGATAGCGGTGCTGGTCGCCGTCGGCACGGGTGAGGGTGATGTGTGGCAGGTCCAGGCCGCTTGCAGTCTTGCCACCGCCCGCCGGCAGGCACAGCAGGCAACCGGCTTTGACGCTGGCCACCGCATCGAATTCTTCGCCCAGGCGGCTGATCAGGTTTGCGTCGGATTCGTTGGCCTGGTCGAGCTGCAGGATGGGCAAACCGTCGAGCGCGCCGGCAATGGTGGCGCTGAGGCCGTTGCCGATGGCGATATCGCCCAGGACTTTGCCGAGGGTGGTGTTGCTCCAGCTGCGCTCGCGTTTGGTTTTCAGGCCCTTGCGCAGGTCTGCCGATCGAGCGCGGATGCTCAGCACATCCGGCGCGCCGCTGTGTTCGGTTTCGTCGACGGTATAGGTGCCTTTGTCCACCAGGCCGGTGTCGCTCCAACCCAGCCACAACCGCAACACCGCGCCCTTGGGCGGGATCGCGAGTAGGCCGTCATGGTCACTGAGAGTAATGCTGAGTTGGTCGGCCTCGACTCCGCGGTTGTCGGTCAGCTCCAGGCTCATCAGGCGCGGGCTGACCAGTTGCGCGATGTCCATGCCGTCGACGGTGAGCCTGAAGGCCGGCACGGGATAGGCCGCGTCACGGACATACTGCTCGGCGGTGCTGCGCACGTAGCCGGTGACTTTGGAAATGACCGATTCGATCACAGCAGGCCTCGCAGGATGTTGACACCGATGCTGGTAGCCGTGCCGAGCAGGTCGATGCGGTCGTCGTCGGTACGCTTCAGGCTCAGGGTGAACTCGATGCGCCGTGGGGTGCCGTCGCTGAAAAAGATGGTCTTGGTCTCGCTCATGCTTTCGATCACCCACAGGCCGTAGATCCGACCGCTGCCCTCGACCATGGGCCATGCCTTGCCGGTATTTGCCATCAGGCGGAGTGTGTCAAGGCTGAGGGAGCTGCCTGCCAGCTCCGGGAGGATGATGCCGGGGAGGGTGATAGCGTCTTCGCCACGGCCGACGAATTGCCGCGCGGGAGCGGCGCCGATGCGGTTGTTGCTGGCGTGGCGCCAATCGGTTTGGCGTTGCAGCTCCTGGTAGGCGGCGGTTCTGAGGCTGAACACGAACATGCCGAGGGCCATCATCATGGTGGTTATTCCAGGTCAGAAAGTTTGCTGCGCTGACGCGCTTTCTTTTCGTTTTCGATGCGGGCCAGCATGGCGCGCACGCTCTTTTCCAGGCTTTGCAGGTCTGTGCCAGGCCCGGCGGTGATGGAGAATTCGTAGATGTCGTGGCTGTCGTAAACGGCTGCGGCGGGCGCACTGCTGATAGGTGGCGTGTTATCCACGGCAAACGCCGGCATGGCGGTGGCGCCCAGGGCCAAGGTGCCGGCGGCGGTCAGCTGTTTGCTCATGCTGGTCAGCGCGTTCAGCGGGCCTTTCTGCCCACCTTCCAGGCCTTGGGTGAGGCCGGCCATGGTGAACCCACCCAGCTCCGCGAACACCCGTGACGGGCTGTGGATGCCGAGCTTTTCCTTGAACCAACCGATGCTGGCGTCGCCAATCGAGCTGATGGTGTCTTTGACGGCGCCGAGACCGGCTGTCAGCCCATTGATCAGACCATTCACGATCATGCTGCCGAACTCGGTGAATTTCCCTGGCAGTTCCACGCCGAAGTAGTTCATAACCCCGGAAAAGGCCTGGTAGAACAAGCCAAGCGGACTGAAGTTAGTGATCAACTGAAGAATGCCAGAGAGGCCCTGGTCAAAGCTGGTCTTGATGTTTGCCCACAAATTGACGGCGCCGGTGGCGATTGAGCTGATGCTCTGCAGCAGCGTCATGATCATGTTGCCGAAGGCTGCGCCGAACCGCTGCCCCATCGATTGGGCCGCGCCGCCGACGTCGTCGACCGGTTTCAACAGGTCACTGAACCAACCAATGAGACCGCTGATGCCGGCGGAGATCATGTCGAACAGTGGTTTTACGATGCTGCCAAGCAGCCGCAACGCAGTCCCCACAACAGGTATGGAATAGGCGGCTTTCGCCAGACTGCTCAACAGCCCGCCAAATTTACTGAATCCACTGAGTACGGGTTGCAGGGCTGCGGTAAGCCCTTGCCAGAAGCCGAGGAAGAAACCTTTTATCGGTTTCCAGTATTTGTAAACAAGGAAACCAGCTGCGATGAGGGCTGCAATTGCTGCCATCAACCAGCCAATGGGTGTTGCCAGGATCGCGGTGCCGATTGTGCTGACAGCACCACCCAGTGTGGTAGCGAACAGACGGGCTCCCTGGGCCAACATAGGGAACACGTTGCGAGCCAACCCGCCCAGCGTGGGGAGCAACCGGCCGAGCATTTTGGTGATGCCTCCACCCTGGAGACCGAACATGGTCATGCCGTAGCGCAGCACTGCGAACGGTCCCAGCATGCTCGCCATGGTCAACGCCAGGCCACCAAACACGAATGCCAGCGCGGCGATCGCGGCCACGACCTTGACCAGGCCGCCGGCCAATTTCGGATTCTCCCGGGCCCAGGCTCCGATGCTGTTTGCGATCTCGCCCAGGGTTTTGATCAGGTCCTTTAGCTCCGGCGCAACGGCCGCGCCGAAATCTGCCATGGCGTTGGTGAAGCTGCCTTCAGCGGCTTCCATGATGTTGGTCAGGGTGTTGAGCTGTTCGTTGACGCGGGTACGCAGATCGGCCTGAGTTTTCAGCTTCTGTTGGACCTCCTGGTATCCGGCCAGCCCCTTGTTCATCATGGTGTTCAACGTGGTCAGGGTTTCAGCGTCATCCCCGAACAGCTTCTTGATGATGGCGTTGCGGTCAACGTCGTTGAAGGCCTTGAGCTTTTCAACCTGGGCATACAGGTTCTCCAGACCGGCAAAGTTTCCCTTGTCGTCGGTGAACTTGAAGGACACGCCAGTATTGCCACCGGCCGCGATCTTGTTGGCGCTATTGACGTGGTCCCCATCCAGCCCTGCCTGGAATATTTTGCGGAAGGCGTTGCCGGCGGAACCGCCCTCCATGCCGGCTTGGTCCATCATGATCAGCAGCGGCGCCAGTTCCTTGGCTGCATCGATCCCTGACTTCTTGATGACGTCCATCACTGGGGCGATTTTGCTGAAGCCCTGGAGCATGTTGCCTGGGTCAACACCGGCATAGAACCCGCGCTGGATGGTGTCCATCAGGCCCATCATGTCTTTTTCAGTGGTGCGAGTGGCGTCCTGCATCTTGGCGGCAAATTCCGCCGCCTCAGTGGCTTCCATCTTCAACTGAACGCCCAGGTACGCGGCCGCCTCACCCGTGCCGCCGAGGATGCTTTGTGCGCTCAGGCCCTGACGCCGAAGCATGGTCATCATGTTCTGGAAGTCAGCCGTGGTGCCTGGCAAGCGGTCGCCCAGCTTGGTGGCCAGGTCGGTGATCTTCTGGAAGTCCTCCGAGACCTTGCTGGTGTCGTCCATCATCGACACCTTGAGCTGTGTGGCGGAGTCCTCATTGGGCGCGAAGGCTTTGACTGCGGCGGCAATCGGTCGGGTTGCTGCATAGCCCACGCCCAGCCCTGCGGCGCCGTTCACCGCGAGGTTGCCGGCGGCGCGCTGTGATTTCTCCATCAGGTTACGGGCTGCTGCGGCCTTCTTGTGCTGTGCGCTCAGTTCATTCAGACGCTGACTTTGCGTGCTGATACTGGCGTTGGTCGCGCCGATCTGCTCGCGCAACTGACGTTCATGGCTACCAAGGTTCTTGGTGCTGATGCCGGCGTCATAGAGTTTTGAGCGCAGGCCTTGCAACTGCACGTTCTGCTGTTGGTGCTGCTGCTTGAGCCGCTGGGCCTCGCGCACCGCTGCTTGAAAGCTCCTGGTCATCGCCCTGGTCGGCGCGTCGGTCGCGGCGAGTTCCTGGCTGAGGGATTTGACTCGATCGCGTGCAGCGGTGAGTGACGCGCCGGTTTGTTCAGCGGCTGCCCGCTGAGCCCGCCAGGCGCTGACATCTTTCTGCTGGGAGGTGAGTTCTTTCAGGCGGTCGCGAGCAGCCTTGAGGGCGCCTGCGGTCTCAATGCCCCCTTCGCTGATGTGCTTCAGCGGGCGGGTGGCCTTGTCGATGGTACTGAGCAGCACCTGTAGTCGCAGATCATTTGCCATCGGTCGAACTCCGCACCCTGGCGCGCTCGCGCCATTCCATCAGCTCTTGCAGGCCCAACTGATCCATATCAGCCGGTGCCCAGTGAAAAACCACGGCCAGGTCGGCCATGGCGTCGTCTACGCAACGAGGGATGCGTCCGTCTTCATCGATTTCTGTAGCAAAAAACCGCACACCTTGGTGCCGAGTGCGAACAGATCGGCAGGGTCCATCGACGTGACTTCGACGGCAGTGAGTGTCGGGTTACTGATGCGCGGCACGACCTTCACCAGGCTGTTGACGTCGATTTGCAGCAGTTCGGCCAGGCTCACACCGCGCAGCTCGCCCGCGTTGGGTTTGCGCAGGGTGATGCTGTTGATGGTGGTGGTGCCACGGCGGATCGGCGTGTCGAGGATTACGGTGTTGTCGTCGGCCAGTGGCTTAACTTCAGCTTCGTCGGTACCTGCGGTTTTCATGGGTATAGCTCCGGGTGATGGGTGAACGGGTTCTTGGGTGGGGTGGGTGGTCAGAAGCCCAGGGCGTTGCGCTGTTTCTCCAGCATGTCGACGCCGTTGACCTTCTCGATGAAGTTGAGCAAGTCGATCTCGATGATCTCTTCGTTGTCGACGGTCAACTTGTAGTAGGTGCAGGTTGTGGTCATCGAATGCTCGGTGTCTTCCCCTGGTGTGGCATCACCCATTTCGATGGTCTCGTGACGTCCGCGCACAACGATTTCCACAGCACTGATTTCGGCCGTGTCGTCCTGCTCAAAGGCCCCGGTAAAGCGAAGGGCAACGCCCGAGGCGTTCACCATGCCGAACTGTTTCAGGCTGATCAGATCGAGGCCGCCGGTCTTCCATTCGAACTGGATGCCGTCATCGGAAAAGCCCAGGTCAGCCTTGACCGGGCCGTTCATGCCGCCGCCGCGATAGGCTTCCATCTTGCGGCCGAGGGCGGGCAGGGTGACGGACTTCACCACGCCCCTGTAGATGTTGCCGTCGTTGAACAGCATGAGGTTCTTGAGTTTGCGAGGCAGGGCCATGGCGGTGTTCTCCGGCATTCGGGTTCTGGGTGAACTCCCCTTGCGGGGAGGCCCGGTTTAGCTGTTGACGCCTTTGGCGAAGTCGATCAGGTAGCGGTCGGTGATTCGCTGGCGGAAGGTGAGGTCTTCCAGGGGCGGCACAGGCGTGTAGTCATAATCCACCCAGAGCTTGCCGGCCTTGAGGGTGTCCTTGTCGTTGATGTCTTCCGGGTACCAGCAGCTGCCGCCGATCAGGTAGCCCTCGGATTTCAGCTCGCGCATCTTGGCGTTCACGCCTTCGACCAGGTCGCGCACGAGTGAGGCGTGCATGGGGCGGTCAACTGCCCACATGTGAGCCTCGGCCATGGTGTCAGCGAGGATCTGCGCGGTGCGGGTGTAGTTCTCGAACGCGAACTGCGGATCGTCGCTACAGGTACGGCTGCCCCAAAAGCGAAAGCCGTTGGCGTTGATCAGGGTGGTGACGTCGTTGCTGTTGAGGTAGTTGGCGTCGGTGGCCGGGTTTTGCAGATCCCAGAACACGTCGGCGCTGATGCCGGTGACACCGCTGACTGCGACGTTGGACAGAGTTTTATGCCAGCCCGTCTCCTGATCGATCTTCGCGCGCAGACCGAGGGCGCGAGCCACTGCCGAAGCGCTGGCAGTCTTGTTGGCGACGGTGTCCCAGCTCAGGAAGTCCGGCCAGATCACCATCATTTCACGGGCGCCGAAGTTCTCGCGGTACGCCACCACCTCTTCCTTGGTTTTGCAGTTCCAGGCGCTGACGTAGGCGAAGGCGCGTAGGTCTTTGGCGATGGCGCCGAGGGCTGTGGCCACCGGCAAACTGTCCAGGCCAGGCACGCCGAGAATGCGCGGCGTCATGCCCAGGCGGGCCTTGGCGGCGAGCAGGGCTTTCATGCCGGTGTATTTGCCATCGGCATTGGTGGTGCCGATCAGCGCGGTGGTGGTAGCCGCTTCGTCTGCGCCTTCCTTGACCCGTACCACGATGACGTAGGGCTTGGTCTGGTCGGCGATACCTTGCAGGCTGGCTGCCAGGGTGCCCTTGACGCCGGCCTTGCCGACGGCGGTTTGCACGTTGGTGATCAGGACGGGTGTGTCCAGGGGGAAAACGAGCGGGTCCGCATCTTCAGCCGTGCAAACCATGCCGATAACTGCGGTGGGAATAGTGCGAATGGGGCGGGTGCCGTCGTTGAGTTCGATGACCCGCACGCCGTGGAGATAATCGGGCATGGGTTGGTACCTGCGCTGTGATGGAATGACAGTGCAGAGGTTGCCGCGCGCGCGCCGGTTGGGCGAGGCGCAGGGCTTGTACAGCCCTGCGTTACAAGGTGGATCAGTTTGTTTGAGTGGTGCCCGGTTGTACCGGCCATTGAATGTCGTGCGGAAAGCCCGCTTGCTGCTCCAAGCGCATCAACGCAATGCGGTAGCGTTTCCAATCAACCAGCAGTGCCTTTTCTTCGGGTGTTGCTTCGCCCAGGTCCACGGCATCTTGCAATGTGGCAATCAGCGTGCTGGCGTCTTTAGCCAGGCTGTCGCGCGTTGCTGATGCCAGTGCCCGTTGTTCTTCTTCGGAAGGTGGCTGCACATCGACAAGCTTTGGATAGCCCGCGTGGTCAGGCACGATGCATTTGCCTGACCTCTGCCCGTTGAGCAGCTCCAATCTGTAGGTGGGGTCAATTTCAACCTTGTCGTCTGGAATGCCCTTCCTGTTGATTGTGTCCTCATAAAAGCCACCCGTGCTGGCGCAGTAATAGATCATGCGATTCCCCTAATAGCCGATTGAGATCCACGGTGAATTGGGCTGCCCCTGGGTACCCACCGCGCTGATCTTGAAGCGTGATTCGTTGATGTAGGCCACCCCGAGCGAGGAGGAGCCAGAGGTGTTGCCGGACGAATAGGAGCTGCCGACGATGGTCATCAGGTGTGCGCTGGGATAGGACACCGGGTAGGTGACCTCGACAGATGCACCGGCACCAATTGCGCCACCCGTTCCCCACTGGATCATCAAGCTCTTGAGCCAGGCCGGGAAACGGATATAACCCTGCGGGCCGATCAGGATTGCGAAACCGAACAGCAACTTTTTCGGCGTGACAGCGGTGGTATCATCTGTGCCGGCCGCAATCTGGTCGTGTGTAGTCACCCGCAGCAGGCCCATGGCGGAGTCAGTGGCTTGCACTACCTTGGCCGCAATCGCCTGCCACACGCGTAATGCGCTCATTGGTTTGTTGGTATCGGCACCCGCTTCAGCTTCCTGTTGGCTTGCGAACGCAACACCGTAGCCGCCCAGTGAGTTGGGCTGGCCGCTGATAGCGCCCCACTTCAACCCCGTGAGCCCGGCCCCGTTGCCGTTGATTACGCCAGTCACATCAACGCCGGCAGACGTCACCCGCACGCCGTTGCCGGATGCCCAGGGTGAATTGCCCAAGCCCATGAAGGCACAGCGCACCGTATCGCCATTACCCCAGACGCCTACGCCGCCGATGATGTTGCGGCCGTTGCGAGACTTCGACATGACACCGCCCGCCCAGGACTCAGCATCAGACGCCACTACGTTGAAACTGCGGCCACCTATCAGGTTGATTTCGCCATTCACATCCCCGCCCGTAAGCGGTAGTGCATCTGTGATGCCGAAGCCTTCCAGCGTCGTAGGGTTGTACCCACCCAACACCACGCCGCGTTTGTCGATGGTGATGCGGTGGTAAGTACCGGCTGTTTTATTCGGCGGCAGCACTGTATCAATCGACAGATCAACGTACTCCCGTGTCGCCAACACCACGGCTGGATCGATCTTCAGGACGATGTTGCCTGTGCTGGAAACAATGAAGTTCATCCGCACAATTTGCGTGCGCCCGGAGCCTTGGGACAATAGCGACTTGTAGCTAGGGGCACAGTTGGCGACGGCGACTAAATCACCGTCTTCGTCATACAACCCCATCTCCCTAATCCACCAGCCCCCTACCTCTGCGGGAATGACCTGCTCGGCGATGATGACGGCGGGGTTTACCGGGTCGATCATGAGTTGATTCAGGGGCGCTCGGCGCCGCTCGTTGATCAGCTTGGTTTGGGTCGGATTAGGAATCGGATTAGTGTCGTTTGCATCGCCCACCCCCAGCGCCGTGAGCTTCCAAGGGAGCCCCAATGAATTTGCGTTTGCCAGTTTAGCCGCCCCCACATTGGTGAGGATCGCCATAAATTGCGAGTTCTGATCGATCATGGGTACACGTCCAGGGTGTCAATGCTGTGTTCGCGCCCGACCACGCCGATGTAGCCAGTGACTTCAATGTCACGCTGCACGGGCGGGTAGACGTCGATTACGTCGCCGTCATAAACGGCGACACCGATGTTGATGGCGCCTTGCGTTTCTAGGCTGATTGCGAGGCCGGTCAGGGGGCGGGTGAGGGGCTTGGCGTCGTCGATCAGCCAGGTCAGTTCCAGGTACATTTCTTCGGTGATACCGGTGTCCAGTACACCCACCTTCAACGCGAACGTACCCGGTACGCCCTCGGGCACGGTCTGCCACCACTCCAGTACCTCAATTAGGTAGCCCAGCGGCTCGACGACGCGGCGCAGTGCCCCGATGGTGCCCTTGCGCGAGTGGATGTAGTGGGATGAACGAATGGCGGCGCGTTTCGCCGACTCCGTCCACTTGCTGTCCCAGCGGTCGACCGAAAAGGCCCATGCCAGGTACGGCAGAAGATCGACGGGGCAGGTGTCCGGGTTGCAGAGCTGTCGCAAGGGGATCGGTACGCGCTGGATCTGCGCGAGAGCCTGAGCCGCCTGGCGCTCCAGCGGCGTGGCGTTGGCCGGTAACAGATGCTGCTCAGCCATCACTCCGCGCCTCGAGTCAATCTGACATCGGTGCAGAAAGGGGCTTGAGCCTTAGTCGCGACGATGTCTACCCAGCCTTCCAGCTCGACCTTTCGCACACCCTCGACATGCAGCGCGGCGTGCAGGGCTGATTCCGAGACCTCCATCCCCAGGCGGCGTCGCTGATGGACGTATGCCAGCAGGCGTTGCTCGGCAGCGGCCATCACCGGTTCCGACTCTGGCCCGCTCGACAGCAGGTAGAGCTTGGCCTTGACCGGATACTTTAGGATTTCGGCGCCCTGGACAATCAGGCGGTCGGCCACCGGCCGGCGGTCTTCATCGCTCAGGTAAGCATTGACGATGGCAAGCAGCTCGGGCGGCGCCGTGCCGTCGCCCAACAGGGATTGGACTGTCACCACGGCAACCGCCGGAGAGGGGCTTTCAGCCGTGGCGTCGCCCACGCGACCATCCGCAGCTCGGGCGTGGAAGATGTAACTGTTACGTGGACCGGCTGTGCTCAGACCCTCCCAGGCCATCTGCGCACGTTCGCGCAAGCTGTCGTCGCCTTCCATCAGCTTCGGGACTGGCGGCACCGCGTTGGCTTTGCCTTCCTGAATGACCAGGCGCTTGACGTTGAAGTTGGCTGCAAGCTGTTCCAGGTCAGTGTTGCGCGCGGTGGCAAGCAGATTGGCAAGCGATGCCTCGTTGACTCGCTGGCGCCACACGGTTTCGCGGTAGGCGTTTTCCTGCAGCAGCTTGGTCAATGGTTCCGATTCAATCTCCAAGCGTGTGGCGATTTGGGCCTGCTCTTCGGGCGGCCAGAAGCTGATCATGTGAGCTTTGCGCTCGGCCAGGATCTTTTCGAAGTCGACCTGCTCGACGATCTGCGGCGCGGGCAGTTGGCTAAGGTCGATGGCGACGAAACTGTTCATACACTGCCTCCCAACTGCAGCGGCACGCTGAGGCTCAGCGGTTCATTGGTGTCCACCACAGTGCCCTCCAGATCGATCAGGACTTGGCCTTGCATATTCGCTCCCACGAACTGCACGCGACTCAAGCTGATCCGGGTTTCCCAGCGCATCACTGCCATGACAGCGGCGGCGTATACGCGCAGGCGTGTGACGTCGTTGAACGGGTGGTCCACCAGCTCGGGCAACAGGCTGCCGTATTCGCGGCGCTCGACGCGTATGCCGATGCGAGTGGTGAGAATGTCGGTGATCGACTGACTGATGTGCTCGCGCTCGCTGATGGCGCCGCCGGTATGTCGATTCATGATGGGATGGGCGCCCCGGACTGATCGCCGCCGGACTTGACGCCGGTGTGCGGGTGGTTGACCAGGCTGACCCCGGCGGCGACCACGTCAATCGAGACTTCAACCCGGCCAGTGACAGTCTGATTGCCAGTCTGGATGTAGTCGCCCTGGTGCGTGATGTCGCCGACTAGGTTGATGCCGCCGGTGCTAATCAGGTTGGTAGTGCCGCCGTCGACCAGCGTGGCGTTAAGGCGGTGGGCCACGCTGTCGTACTCGATCACCGTGCCGTCGGCGTAGGTGCGGCGGTGCAGGCCGGCGCGGTTGCCATTGGCGGGGATGTGGTCGCTGGGTAGACCGGTGATGACGACGCCATTGGCGAGCTGGCCGGATGGGCTGAACAGGATGACCTGTTCGTCGACGGTGGGCGGGTCCCATTCACGGTCTGCCCCGGCACGTAGGGCGAGCCATGGAAGCCAGGCGGTGGTCAGTGTCCCGGTTTTTACCTGCACGCGTGGGGGCTCCATCTGCACGGCGGCGATGACGCCGAAGCGGATGAGATTTTCGAGCATGCGGGAGAGGGCGGCTAAGTCGTTCATGGCGCCGATGTTGGCGCCACGCGCGTGCGGGCGCAGCTTCGTTGCCTTGTAGGAGTGGCGGTTACAGTGTCAGGTGTGCGAGTAAGCCATCGCGGATCAAGTCGAGGTCAGCGTCGGTAAAGCCCAGAACCTCTCGCTGATCGTATTGGACCTGTGGCGCGTTGCGCTCTGCGCGATCCCTCAAGCCGTACTGGTGGACCCTGGCAATCCGGGCAACCCGGCCGGTGAAGCCCACGCTAATGGTACTGCCATCACCTTTAGCCTTTAGGTATGTCACCTTGCGCAGCTTCTGGAACATCTCCAGCTTGCGGCGTATTCGTCCCTTCTTCCCACGTAAGTCGCGCTTCTTTCTGGGGGTGTACTTGCTGCCATCTGGGTTCGCCTGGGCTTTCACACGTTGCTGCTGATTGCGCCGAAGCTGCTGGGCGAGGCTCCGGGCAAGTTTTCCGCGTTCTGCCGGCTCCAGCTTTCGGAGCAGGGGGCCGACCCAGTCCTCAAGTGCTTCCAGGCTTCCGTTCATTTGGGCACTACCCATTCACTGGCGTTGCCCAGGGCACCAGGTACCCAGTTCGGATCAAGATAGTCCGCGACACGTTGCGGCTCGCCGGCATGCTTGACGGTGGTGTTGCCTTGGTCATCCCTGCCAACGATTACTCGTTCAGTGAGCGCCAGGGTCAGGCTCATGTCCACTTTGTTCTTGTCGAGGATATCGGCTTCGAACCGTATGCCCTGCTTGACCTTGTCGAGGTTTTCCAGCAACTCGGGTTGATTGATCCTCAGCCAGCCCAGGATCGGCAGGATTACGCTGTCGGGATGACCGGCGAACTCGGTGAGGATTATCTGCAGGTCAAAACTGTATTCAAACGACAGGCTCGCCGCCGCCGTGCAGCAGACCTTTCCGTTGTCGATGAAGATCAGCAGGCGGTCGGGGTCGTACTTGAATTCGGCGACGGTGGCCAACAGGTGAGCGCGTAGGCTTTCGGGCTTGTTCATGGCTTGGCCTGCTGGTGCTGATAAACCATATCGACCTGCGCGGCGCAGTCGGCCCAGGCAGCTTCGGCGCGGTCTTCGTCGGTCAGTAGGTCACCGTTGTTGAGGGGGCTGGTCGCCGGCAAGTGGCACGGCACCACGGCCGGACAGCCAGTCACGATAAGCGGCGGCGCCAGTGATGGCGGGGCGCTCGCGCAGCCGGCGAGCAGCATCAGGCAAAGGTTGATCAGCCCAGTTGCGTAGTTCGTCGTTTTCACGTTTCAGCTCCTCTATTGTTCGCTCGCGTTTCGCCAGGCTCTGGTGCAGTTGATCCTGCTGAGCGCGTAGGGTGCTCTGTGCGTCGCGTTCCTGTTTCAGGGTGGCAGTGAGGGTGTTAGCGGTCCGCAGGTTGCGGTTGGCGTCTTCGCGGGCGGTCTTGGCCGTAGCGTTTGCCAGCTCGGCTTGGCTTTCGGCGACGTCGATGCGCTGTTGCTGGCCCCAGATCAGCAGCGCCAGGGCGCCGAGCAGGGCGATGCCGTACAGGGCCTGGCGCAAGGTACTCACGCGCGGTACCAGCCGAGTTTGTTCATAGCCGCGGAGTCGAGCTGCTTGATGGGGCCACGCACGATCACGGCCCTGGCGCCATTCATCAACTGGATGGACTCAGCCAACAGCTGCATGTCGTCCTGTTCTGTCGACTCCGGCACCACCAGCAGGTCACCGTCCTGCACCCGTAGTTTTTGCAACGCTTCGAAGTCGATCATGCCGCCACCCCTTGTCCGCAATCGCAGCCGGCGTGCCGCTCGTAGGCGCGCTGGAGCTTGGTGTCGTAGAGATTTCGCAGATAGTCCGGCCCGTTGTAGAGCTTGGCGAACTCGGCCCATTTGCGGGCTTTCAGGGCCTTGTGCAGCGCCGGGTCGGTCTCGATGAAGCGAGTGAAGGCGTCGAACTGCTGCGATTCGCCGGCACTCATCGCGGCCACGAATGCCTGCACACTGGCATAGCCGAGGTGCTTCCAGTGGAAGCCCATGATCTGGAACGCGCCCCAGGAAGCCGACTCCAGCGCGGCGGTGTCGTCGATCAAGCGGGCCATGGCCAGGCGCTGGTGTTCGGCGGTACCGCCGATGTATCCGCCGGGTTTTGGGTTGACCAGGGCAGGGTTGGCGGTGGCGAGCTGGTCGGCGTGTCGCTTGAGTTCGGCCGTGTCATCGCCTGCGTTTCGGGCCGTGGCGAGCTGGCGGTACATGATGTGCCGTTCGAACAGGATCACCGGCTTGCCGTTGTCGAGAAAGCCCTTGCCCTTGGATTCCACTTCGTTGACCGCGTAGATGGCCGCAAGCGGCACGCCGAGGCGTTCGGCAGCTACCACCAGATCGTTGTTTCGCAACAGAGCTGCGCAGTCGCCACCGGCCAGGCTGGTCTGGGTCTTGGTGCCGGCGATGCCATCGGCTACCAGGCCGACTTTGACCTGATAGGCGCGGACGGCGGCTTCAGTGGTGTCGCCGTAATCACCGTCCGGCATGAGGTTGGCGCCGTGCCGGTTGAGGTTCTTTTGCAGGATCAGCACCGCTTGCGAGCGGTCGCCGTGGCGAAGAGTGGTCATAGCTGCTCCACCTTACGGTTGAAAAACCTCTTGGCTGCCGCGCGGGTACCTTCGACGCCGAGCAGACCGATTACACCGCCGAAGAACGGCGCGGTGGATGTCGGAATGCCAAGCAGCGCCAGACCATGGCTTGCGGCCAGGGCCAGCGTGCCGCACAGCGGGGCCTCGATCAGCATGCGGCGCAGGGTGCCGCCGCCGTACATGATCCGCAGGGCCGCGATGATCAAGGCGAGGACTCCTGCGTACAGAGTCGGCCAGTTCTGTTCGAGCCAGGCGGCGAGCCAGGCCCAGGTGTCGGGACGTTCAGGCATGCGCTTCATTCCGTTGTCCAGGGTTGGTGGGTTCAAGGGCTTGGTGCTGCAGTGTCAGTCCCATAGGTTCACCATCTGCCGCTGGGGCGCGCTGGTTTGGGCTTCGGGCATGTTGACGACAAGGCCTTGCGGCAAGATGGGGCCGTGGTCGGCCAGGCCGGGGTTGGCTTCAAGCACGGCCTCGGTGACGCCAGCGGTGCGGCCGTAGTGCCGCCAGCAGAGGGCGTCGACGGTGTCGTTTTGATTGGCGCGGACGGCGACGGGCATCAGATCAGCTCCACGGTGGTGCGGGTGCGGCCGAGGAAGTCGCGCACCGCCCAGCGCAGGTCGCGGCGGTAGTCGTCGATGTTCGGGGTGAGTGCTTCCGCTTTGTCGCTGCCGGTGTTGGTGGCGCTGTAGTCGCGGTAACGCTCGCAGACTTCGGCGCCGGTTCCTGCCTCGATCGCTCGGCGATAGAGGTGGACCTTTACCGACACGTCCTTGATGCGATCACCCGGCACCTCGGCCAGGGTGGCGTAGCCAGCGGCCTGTTGGGCGACTCGCCATTCGCTCAGTTCGTTGTTCAGGTTGATTGCGGCGGCGATAACGGCGGTTTCCAGACGGGCCGGGGTGACGCTGCCGTCGATGCGCAGGGTGGCGCGCAAGCCGTCCAGGTCAATCGACGGCCAGAATGGATCGGTGTTGATATGGCCGCTGTCGACGGTGCCGCTGGCTACAAATGCGCTCACAGGGCTGTCCTCCGGCTTTCTACGCGGGTGATTTCGCGCAGGATCTGCTGCCTGGTGAATTCGGGGTGTTGCGTACAGAGACGGTCCATTGCTCGAATGGCGTTGCGATTCACAAGCCAGCGCTCGTAAGAATTGGTCGGCATGATGGAGCCGTGTTTGATAGGGCCGGTGCAGACGATGCGGTCATAAGCCTCTGTCTCGACGACGTACTGTTCAGCCGCAGCAGACAGGCGTCTTTCGGATTCCGTAGGAGTGAAATCACTCTGGTAGAGGTTGGCAAAGGCGGTGTTCATGACTGCACTCGAAAATAGGTCGCCGGTGGTCGGGGCTTCACGTTCAGGAGGAGCGGCCTGGCCGATCCGCCCCGAGCCGGCGGGGTGCGTGGGGACGCTCGGTTAGCTGCTGGGGGCAGCGTATTTTTTGAGGAGGCGCTCGACGCGCTCCAGATCCTTTTTGCCACCGCAGTTGGTGTGCAGCTCGATGGCGCGAGCCAGGTAGTTTTTTGCGGATTCCAGGTAACCGATGGCGATCACCTTGCTTTCTGAAGTTTCGTCGTCGGAAACCTTCTCTGCACACGCTTTACCTAGCGCCAGATGTAGCTTGGCTTTGGCCTGGTCAGGCATATCCTCTTTACCTGCGATCTGCTCTGTGCGTAGCAGCAGATCCAGATCGAAGGTGCCTCCCGCCTTCTGTGCCTTCAGAGCTACTTCGGAAATTTCTTCCGCGACGATGGTGCCCGTGGTGCGTTCGAAGCGGTCAGCCATCAACAGTTGGTGATTAATGACGTACTCAGCAATGTCCAGGGCGCCGGCAAAGTCGCCGGCATCCATTCGCCATACCATCAGGGTGGTGAGCACCTGGTCTTGCGCGCCTTTACCTTCGGCGAGGACGCCTGTCACGTAAGGGACATATTCAGGCAGTAATTGCCGTTTCAACTCTGCTTTTCCTTCGATCGACTGCACCTGTTTCAGGCGCAGATAGTCCTGCTGGAGTTTGGCAAGGTGCAGTTCATAAACGGTGGAACCTTCCATTGTCATAGTCGGGCCGGCCACAGCCGCCGCTGCTAAGGCTGCTGTGACGCGCTGGAAGTGATGACGGCAAGGATTGGTCATGATCGCCGGCCTCAGCTCAAGGTGATGTTTTCGGCCATGGCAGCGCAGCCCAGGTCTTCGATCACGTAGCTCTCATTGACCGATTCGAAGTTCTCGATGCGGTCGCGTTTCGCGTTGTCGACGACGGTGCGGCGGCGGGTACCTTCCTGCCAGTACAGCGACAGGTTGTCGAGGCGGGTCACCATCAAACCGTTAGCCGGGAAGTGGGGCACGCGCACGGCTGGCAAGTTGCCGATACGCTTCTGGCTGGTGACGACATCCGCCGCCAGCATTTCGGTCGGTGCCTGGGTTTTGTTGATGATCGGGAAGTACTTGTCGGCCAGCAATTGGCGACCACAGATCACAACCAAGTCGGTGTCTTCCTGGTACCACGGTTCGATGAACTCGTTGACCATGCTGACGACCAGGGCGTCGATGTTTTCGAAGTCTTTGCCGGCACCGATATTGATTTTTCCGCTGCCACCGACCACCTCGTGCAGAACGCGAGCCGCGTTCTCCAGGCGCATTTTTTGCAGCCAGCCGACGTTCACGTCCTGCAACAAAGGGCTTGTGGCTGGATTAGAGGTCGCTGCTCGGCTGATACCGTTCCAGCCGATCATGATCCGGTTGAGTGCCTGGGCCTTGATGATGGCGTCGCGGATACGTGCCTGGAAGTCCTTGAACTTGGCCCACTGGTCCAGCTTCTGGTAGCGGATACCAGTGTCGAAGTTGGTCTGGGTGCAGGTATATCCACGGTTATCCAGGCCGCTTGGGTCGCGAGGCTCACGGTCTTTGACGGTTGTATCGGTGGTGCTGGCGATGGTGCCGTCGATACCGATGCCAATTTTTTCACCCGACTGTTCGGATACGCCGTAAACATTGATGGAACTGAGGAATGCGCTGGATTCCTGGATGCGGGTTTCCAGAGTCTGGGCGACGCTTGGGGCAGCGGTGAATTTGGTGGTTACGTCGCTCACACCGTGCAGTTGCGCGAGTTGTTGCAGGTAGGCGTTGTACAGGACGCGGGTATCGTTACGCATGG